CGCGCTGTTCAACAAAATTGTTAAACATTATGAAAATAACATCGTAGACAGGTATCGGTGATAGGAACACCCTGACCAGCGGGTAAATGCTGGCGGTATGCCGTCTAGAGCCGCGCGTGAAGAAGGCGCAATCACGGTAGCGCAGCCCTAAGCTCCTCCCAGTTGGGGCTGCGCACTTTTCCTCTTGCATCGTACGATGTATACTGATACACATTGATCCAGAGGCATGGTGCCTCGCTCAACGCATGGAGATTATCATGATCCACAATGAAGCCCGCTACGAAGCCGCAAAGGCCCGCAATATCCGCCTGAACGCAAACAAGACCCGCCGCGCAAATTGGATGGCAATGACTGGTGCCAAGCGCGTCGATGACTTCCTGTTCGGGCAGGGCGAGGTCGAGCCATCGTACCGCGACGATGGACAGCGCGCTGGCTCACACCCAGTGGTGAAAGCATCTTATGGCGAGTTCTTCAGCACCCTGCGTGACAACGTCAACGAATGGGGTGGCTTGACCGAGAAGCAGAACGATGCGGCGCTGGCGATGATTGCGCGCGGCGAGGAGCGTGTTGCAGGCTATGCCGCCAAGCGCGCTGAGGAGGCAGCCACGTCAAACTGGATCGGCACCGTGGGTGAGCGCTGCAACTTCACCGTTACGATCCGCAACGTGATCGTGATCGACGGCATTTATGGTGCCTCGTACCTGCACATCATGCATGACGCAGATGGCAACTCGGTGATCTACAAGGGTAAAAACGTCTTGGGCGAGACGGGTGCTACGGTCACGGTCAAGGCCACCATCAAGCAGCATGGCGAGCGCGATGGCGTAAAGCAGACAAAAATCAACAGGCCAAAGTGATAGCTGTGGCCCCCACCAACCCAAACAATGGAGATTAACATGACACGGATTTACAAAGGCTTGACCATCCAACGCGGACTAAACAATCGGTGGATCGTGACGTATGCGGATGGCTCGCATAGCTCTCACCGCACCCTGCAGGGCGCTAAAGAGGCGGTCACTTTCTCGGCCAACTAGACTAACCGCACTTTTCATGGTATATAGCCGCCACCCAGCACATGGAGTGGCGGTTATGCTTTTTAATATGACTGATGAACTGTTCGATGAAATCTGTGAGCGGATGGTGAATGGTGAAAGTGTTAGATCCATCTGCCAGGACGATCACATGCCAGCTATTAGCACCCTGATGAAAATTTTGAGGACAAACCCAGATCGAACGTCACAGTACGCGCTCGCGATGCAGATGCGGGCCGACGCGATGTTCGAGGAAGTCCTGAACATCGCGGATGACGGCAGCAATGACTTCATGCTGAAGAACGCAGATGACCCGACATCGTTCGCCTTGAACGGAGAGCATGTGCAGCGCAGCAGGCTGCGGGTTGACACGCGCAAGTGGGCGCTGGGCCGCATGAACCCCAAGAAATACGGCGAGAAAACATTTATTGGCGGCGTCGATGACGCGCCCATCAAAGTTCAAAACACCATCGACGTTTCGAAGCTGTCTCTTGAGGAACTGGAGATGCTGGAGAAGGTTCTGTCCGATGTCTAGGACGTATGTCATGACTGACATCCACGGAAGACTGGAGCCGCTCAAGGCGCTGTTGGCGCAGATACCAGAGGGCGCAAAGATGGTGTTCCTCGGCGACTATGTGGATCGCGGCAGCCAGAGCCGTGAGGTGGTGGCACTGGTGCGTTCACTGCCCAATGCCGTGTGTCTGCGTGGTAATCACGAGGACATGATCCGCAGCAACAGATTGACGCGTTGGATGGCCAACGGCGGGCAGGCCACCCTCATGTCATATCAGCACCCGCTCACTGGCGAGGTGGACATGGACGCCCTGATGGGAGACGTTGAGTGGTTCTGTGACCTGCCGATCACTCACAGTGATGTCAAACGTGTCTACGTCCATGGCGGTGTTGATGAGTCCTACGATCTGGAGGATCAACCAGAGAGCGTGACCCAGTGGTATCGCTATCCAGAGGGCGCTGACATCGGCTATCGCGGGATGACCGTGGTGCATGGCCACACGCCAGGTGTGTTTATCGGCCAGAGGCGGATTTGCCTCGACGCAGGCATGTCCAAGATGTGCTGCGGTGTGTTTGATGATGACAGCAATGAGGTGGAACTGCTGTGGGCGTGATCAAGCTTCCATATGCAATTGATGCTACCGCGCAACGTAAAATTATTGAAAAACGAAAATGCGAATTGTCACTGGCCGAGTTCGTTCAAGCAGCGTGGCATGTGATCGAGCCTGAGCAGCCGTATGTCCATGGCTGGCACATTGATTTTATCTGCGCGCACCTTGAAGCCGTCACGCGCGGCGAGGTTTTGGATGACGGGACGTTTTACAATCGAATCCTCATCAACGTCCCGCCTGGTTCGATGAAGTCCCTGCTCATGGTGTTCTGGTGCGCGTGGGAGTGGGGGCCGCAGGGCATGCCGTCGATGCGGTATGTCTGCGCCTCGCACTCGCTGGAGCTTGCCCTGCGTGACAGCCTGCGCATGCGGCGACTGGTCAGCAGCGAGTGGTATCAGGGCCACTGGGGCGACACCGTCAAGCTGGTGGGCGATCAGAACGCTAAAGGCAAATTTGAGACCACCGCGACAGGCTCACGGCAGGCCTGCGCCTTCACGGGGATCACGGGCTACCGTGGTGACCGTGTGATCATCGATGACCCGCACAGCGTGGATGACGCAAACTCTGAGGCCAAGCGACAGGCGGTGACGCAACTGTTCAAAGAAGCCGTAACCTCGCGCCTCAATAATCCTGACAAATCGGCCATCGTGGTGGTGATGCAGCGCCTGCACGAACTGGACGTGTCAGGCACCATCCTTGACGCGGGCGGCATGGGCTATGACCACATCATGTTGCCGATGCGGTACGACCCGCTGCGGGCGCAGCCGACGATGCTGGGCTATGAAGACCCGCGCGAGGAAGATGGCGAACTGCTTTTTCCCGACCGATTCCCTGAGCATGTGGTTGACCGTGACGAGGCTGCTATGGGGCCATACGCGACCGCTGGGCAGCACGCGCAGTCACCAGAGCCTCGCGGCGGCGGCATCATTCAGGACGCATGGTGGCAGTTGTGGGAGCGGGCCGAGTACCCACCCATTGAGTACATCGTGGCATCGTTGGACACCGCCTACACGACCAAAGCCGAGAATGATCCAAGCGCGCTGACGATCTGGGGCGTGTTCGGTGGCAGTTCGGAATCTGCGGCCACGCGGATGGTTGACCGATACGGCAGGCCGATGGACGTGACCCGCAGCATCCAATCTTCGTCCCTCGGCCCCGTGCCAAAAGCAATGATGATGTATGCGTGGCAGGACAAGCTTGAAGTCCACGACCTCACCAACAAGGTGGCCGACATCTGCAAGCGGATGAAGGTCGATGTGCTTCTGATCGAGAACAAGGCGGCGGGCCACTCGGTGGCGCAGGAGATGCGGCGGCTGTTCGGCAACGAGGACTTTGTTGTCCAGATGTATGACCCCAAGACCCTCGACAAGGTGGCGAGGTTGTATTCGGTGCAGCACATCTTCAGCGAGGGCATGGTGTACGCCCCAAACAAGGACTGGGCCGAGATGGTGATCAGGCAGACCTCGTCATTCCCGCGCGGCAAACACGACGATCTTGTCGATACCGTCAGTATGGCCTTGAAACATCTGCGTGATGTGGGTATGCTCACACGAGCCGCAGAGAGAATGGCTGAAATCGAGGGCAGCAAAGTTTTCCATGGGAATGGAGATGCGCCGCTCTACAACGCATGAGGATTAAAATGACCGATGAGGAAAAAAAGCAAAAGCTTTCAAAGGAAATATCTTTGCTTGTGGCCAATACATGCATCAAGCTTGAAATTTTGCCGTACGATGCAATTGAGGTTATGGTAAAAAATATGATGATTTTGGCAATCGCTTCTGCAAAAGAAGGGCGCGAGGCTAACGTTATACTCGATGTGATTGCATTGGTTCAGGAGTTTGGCATGGGCATAATTGAACACAAATGTGGGGAGGGCGACGATGAGAGTTCTGTGCAACGCAGTCATTGATGGCAATACTGTGACCGTGGTTGGCGTG